AGGATTTCCACCAGTTACTGCTGCAGCAGCAACACCTGCACCGAAAGATAAAACACCCAAAAGAAATTTGGTTTTACCTGGGTTATTTACAATTGCTTGTTTAATTTTGTCTTTTAGACCTTTGGGAGCATTACTGTTATCCACCATCTTCAAACCTTGATTTGGATCTATCGGTGGGGTTTTTTTGGTTTTCTCTTCTATTTCTTTAAATCTCTCTTCTACTTCATCGCCAATTTTTGGTTTTTTAGCAGCAGGTGGCGTAGATGATTTTTGAAATTTGTTTTTAAAACCATTGAACAAACTTGCTACTCCAGCATCTTTACTATCAGTAGTTTGTTGACCAATGCCCGTGACATTTTTTAAACCTTGTCCAACACGAGCAGCACCTGCTTTAAATCTGTCCCATAATCCTTCGTCAATACTTTCTAAAAGAAGTGGATCTTGTTCAATCATTTCAAGAAGAACTTTGTCTTTTTGAATGTCAATTGAAAAATTAACACCTGAATCATAGGATTCTTTTAAAAATAATTTTAGATCAGAATCTAATTGTTCGTATTGATTTGATTCGAATAAAAAGTCATACTGTAAATCCGATTTTATTTTAATGTTTTCGATTAGAGTGTTATTCATGTGATTCATGTGATATGGATATAAATATAAATTGAATTTGTTTTATTAATATAATTATTTAATTTCGCCTAAAATGTCTCTGATTAAATCTTCTACCTTTTCCCACTTATTAGTTAATGGGTTTTTTACAATTCCTTCTTGTAAAGATTGTTCGCCGGATGGAAACATAAATGCACCTTTAGTTGATGGATTACTAACAAAATCAAATGCAATTAATTCAAAATCATCTTGAACTTCATCAGTGCCTTCATGTACATTCTTTTTAACACTTCCCATTCCTCTGGAACTAATACCCAATTTAATGCCACAATTAAGTAGTTCTTTTAAAATATTACCACTTGGAGTAGTTAAAATTTCAACTTCACCCATTAAATCATTGCCACTCCAATACATTCTTTTAACATTGTGACTTACATTTTTTAAATTCACAACGCTACTGTCTGGATGATCCAATTCACCAAGTGCTCTTCGTTCTCTTATGAAATTTTCATCATATTTTTGAGCTTCTCTTTCTAAAAGTTCTTTACCATAAACTCTGCCGTTGAAATTTTTAGCTTCAGCTCTTTGTAAAACACCTTGTACAGTAAATGGTCCGCCTTTAGCCATTGCTTCAGTGATCACCGATTTATCTACATCAAATGTTATGTAATCTACTAATAATTTTTTATTCATATTTATTATACTCCTTTTGTTGCAGCGTTTGTTGGTACAACAGGCGCAACTGGTGCTGCAGGAGCTTGTTGTTGTTTCTTTTTAACAGACGGTGTAACAACTGCATTACCTATAATTTTAATTTGATATGGTGCTTTAATAAAGTATTCACTTTCTTTTTGTTTACCTTGTTCTCTACCTTTTACTATGATGACATATTTTTCATAATAAAAATCAATGCTTATACCAGAAACATTAACAAGATAATCTTTTTCTGGTTGTCCATATCCTTTTGATGCTCTCAATTGTACTTGTTTATTTCCAATTTTGCTCATTATTTTATTTTGAAAACTGGACTTGTTTTGTAAAGTGGATTGTGATACTCTGCTTTCAAAATCACTCAAATCAGATTTAGCATCATATAAATTTGGATCTTGTTGTCCTTGTTCACCACCTTGTTGTGGAGGTTGTGCATTGGGATCTTGTTGTACGTTTGGATCAGCAGCTTCATTTACTGGTTTTGCAAGAGTATATCCAAGAACAGTACCTAAATCTGCTCTGCCGTTTTTCTTCTTGGAAACCCAAGTTGGAACTCTAGGTACACCAGCAGATCCTTCTCCACTACCCGCAGCAGAAGATGTAGTAATTTCATCTATTACTTGTTTAATTAATTCTTTGATCTTTTGTTTCAAAGATCCATCTGACTTAATAATTTCTTTTGTTTTGTTCATATTAAAGTTGATTCTTGATTTCTTTTATCAATTCATATGACAACAATAAAACCATAACTTGATTATCTTTAACGAGATTAAATTTATTAACATTATCAAGTTGTTTTACGGTTTCATTAATCTTAATCTTGATAACATCATCAGAAATTTTAGATGTTAATTCAGATAATTGTTTCTTGACATTTGTTACTTCAGAATCAATTAATTTCTTCAAAGAATTTGTATTGCTTATACTATTAATATATTCTTTTAATAGATTTTTTTGACTTGAATCCAAATCTTTATACTTTTCATTTAACGATTCAATCAATATTTTATAACTCAAAAGACGAACTTCTTCATTTTGTTGTTTATAAACATTAATCATTTCATCTTCTGTTTCTTTAACTACTTTTCTAGAACCACATAAATTTTCAACTATACTAGTTCTAGAAGAAACAATTTCTTTTACATCAAACTTTGAATTTTTATCACTGTGATTTTCAAAAATTTTGTAAATTGAAGCTAATACTTTATAATTCTTAATACTAGATTTAAATAAATCGTTGATTGGATAAACATCCTTAATTTCTTTGATTAAATTATATTTTTCGGATGTTAATGATTTTTGATTTAATTTATCTCTTTGTTTTAATACAATTTCAATATACTTTTCCGCTTGTGTTTCGTCTTTAGCGACTTCATTAACCAAAAAGTTATACAGTTGTAGCTCTTTGCCTAATTCTTTATTTTCGGAAAAATATTTAAATAGAATGTTCTTGGCAAAAGATTCGTCTTTCCCCGATAAAATATCTGAAGTCACTTGTCGAGTGAGCAATTCAAACAATATTCCTGTATTTCTAAACTTTGAATGCTTAGCTTTGTGCATATAATTTAATATTCGTTATTTTATAAATATATTAGATTTATAGTAAAAATCATTTTTAATATACTATTTACAATGATTAATCAATAATGTTTTTTTCGTCTAACAATGATAGACTTTTTGTTTCGTGTAATAATTCCGATTTAATTTGAGAAGTAGGTTTTAAAAAGTCACTTAATCCTTCCAAACTCAATACAGATTTAGACTTAGATCCTTGTCTTAATGGATCTGTTTGTGATTTTGATACATTTTCTTTGCTTCCTAATGGATCATATCCAAATGTATTATCTTTTCTCTTTTTATGTGACCCTTTTTGTGAAGGTCTTTTATATGATCTAAATGATTTTTCTGTAAGCGCAGGAACTTCTCCACCACCAGCGTCTGGTGCATCACCACCAGCTTCTCCACCTGCATCGGGTTCACTTCCCATTTCACCACCACCTGATTCTCCGTCACCTTCTTCCGATTTGATTTTATTGAATGGTTTGGCTGGATCAATACCTTCTTCTTCGATTTGTTTAAATCTATAAGATTGTTTTGCATCTTCTACTAAATCGTTCTTTTGTACATCAGAATCTTCCTCGGAAATCTTAAATACATTTTCGTATATCCACTTCTTACTAAATAATTTGGTTTCCATCATATCTTTAGAAAGATTCACTTTATCTTGCCAAATACCAATCTTTTCTTTTTCAAAAATTACAGATGGATTTGTCAATTCTAATGTAAAATCAACCAATGATGAATCTTTATAACCTTGTGAATATAAATGCACCATTGCAATCTTATTCAATTCACTAATCAAAATTCTTTGTACTCTATTAACTGTCTTAGCAAATCTTATATCTTCACTTGCAAGTGTTGCTTTACCACTTAAATCTTCTTCGTAACCCAAAAATGCCTTGGGAATCTTTAATGCTGCTAACATCTTATTACGAAGATATTCAATGTCGTCAATACCATTGAATTCCATACCACTCAATGGTTCAATGCTAGTACCACTATCACTACCACGAACTGGTAGATAAAAGTCTTCTACCATGTTTTGTAGATTGAATCTTAAATTATAATCCCCAGTTCTTTCATCAATATATGGAACTTTTTTCATCTTATCCATCAACTTTTGCATATATTGATCCACTTCACCCGGCGGAATATTACCAACATCAACCTTGAAAATTCTCTTTTCTGGAGCACGCATTACACGATGAATTAACATTGCGTCTTCCATCAATGATAATTGTTTCCATACTCTTCTACCACCTTCAATAATACTCTTACCGTATGGAATAAAATTACTGTCACTTAACATTCTGAAATGAGCAATTTGATAATTTTCCAATTCTTCCAATCTTCCACCTTCTGGCAAATTGATTTGGAACTTAACATAGTTCTTGTTTGTTAAATCACTATTTTCTACACGGGTAACATTATATGCACTAATAGGTTCTACCATGTATACGCCATATTCTGGACTAATATACATTTTTAAATAGAAATCACCGTACTTTACAAGATTTCTAGTCCAACTCCACATATTAAATTCAATATTAAGAATGTCATAAAACAAATTATAAAGAATTTGTTTGATGTTATCATTACTTGAATGAATTATAAGAATTTCACCCAATTCATTTTTGGTTACACATTCATCCGCATAAATATCCAACGCAGATGATATAATCGGGTCCATATCCATCGTATCGTAATCTCTAAATAATTCAATACGAGCAGCTTGATAACTTAATGTAAAGTCTCTACTATATTGATTATATGAAGATGTTCTAACTCTGTTAAAACGATCTCTAAGTGTATTACGGTCAGTAGCATACATCACTTCATCTGTATCTACCACTTTTAACTTCTTGCCACCAACATTACGGATTACCGCATCGGTTGAAAAAAGTCTCTTTAACTTTGAATATAAAGATCTTTGTTTTAAAATTTGAAATTCTTCGTTTGCCATAGTTTTATATATATAAATATGTTACAATAACCAAGTTAGGTCTTCTTTTTTATCTGTAGTTTTTCCTGTTTTCATTTGCCATGCTTCTTGACTACTAACAGTTTGAGATTTATAAACATTTTGAGATCCACCAATTCTTGTAATACCACCCAACATTGATCTATTTAATTCCATACTTTGTTGTCTTAGTTTTAATGCAGTATCTCTTACCCATAAACCAATACTCATTGCCATTACTAAATCGTCATTATAACCTTTCATTGCTGTTACTTTATTACCGTCCCAGATAAACACTGCCAATTCATCCATAAATCTAATAGATCTTACTTCTACAGACCTTTCTCTAAAATAAGATTCTAACTTTGATATCAATAATGGTCTAGTCTTTTGACTATTAGTAAATCCAGGAATCATCTTTTTTTCATCTCTGTTAATTTTATTAGTCAATTGTCGTTCAACATCTACATATTGTAAGTCTGCACTACTATAGAACGTATTTGGATATTGTCTATCTATTATTTGTTGTAATACGGCCCAACCAATATTCGCATTTTCAACTATAAGTAAAGCATTGTTATAATCTGTAGCCACCGTAACCAACATATTACCATACTCTTTAGTTCCTATCAACCCTTTATATTCAGCAACTTGTGTTAATGATTCTACATCTATTACTTGAAATGCACTATAATCACCACCGTCACCTCTAGCAACGTCTGCACTAACTATATAATTTCTACTATAATCAGGATATTCCCATATCCAATATCCATGATCAATTCCTCTCATTTCTATTGGATCTTTTACTTTACTTTGTTTGTAAAAATCAATAGTAACCGCATCAACTATACCATTACCAGTAGTTGCAAAGTCACAATCACATTCTTGAGCCGCACCTTTAACACCGGACAATTCTGTTTGTTTATCTCTCCAAGTTTGATCTCTTTCTGGATGTAAATTCCACGGAAGTCTAATTGTATTAAATTCATTTTCCTTCGCTTCTGCTTTTATCCATGTTTGATGAAAGAAATTACCAACACCGTTTGGTGTACTTAACATAATAGCTCTACCACCAGTACTTAATGTATATTGAGCAGACAACCATATTTCTGCAATGTTATCAATGAATGCGGCTTCGTCAATAATCAACAATGACAATGCAGAAGAACGACCTGATGTACCAGCAGATGATACGGCTTTAATCTGTGAACCATTTGTTAACCTTAAACTCAATCTATTATCTTCTTGTTCTTTTACTTTCAACCAAGATGGAAGATTGTCATTCGCAAAACGAACACGGGTAACAATTTCCTTTGATGTTTCTTGATTAATACTAATACAAAGAACATTTTTATCCTTGTGAAATACCATTAACCACAAACTATATGCTGCGGTTAATGTACTAATACCCATCTGTCTAGACTTTAATATAATATTAAAATCATGATTTACTAAATCAGTTAAAGTCTTTTCTTGAAAGTCATACAAATCAAAGTTTACAGTTCCACGAATAGGATGTTGAATCTTAACATATTTCTTCATGAAATAAATTGGATCTACAAGACATTTCTTATATTCCTCTTTAATTACTTCCTTAAGTGTTTTTTGTGTACTCATTGATTTAATCCATCCAAAACCATTTGTTTTGCTTGTTTCTCGGTTTCTGGATTATAATTTAATTTCGTCAATTCTTCATTGGCTTTTGCGATGTTTTCATCAACATCTTTTAAATCGTTTTTCAAATCCGATAAAACTTTAACCATTTGATTAGTATCATCCGTCCAAAATTCACTACTTCCATCATCATTGAAAAATTGTAATTTTTCGTTCGTATTTTTTTCTAAGTATTCAATACTATCAGTGATATTTTTCTTAAAATCTTTCATTTCAGAAAGCATACTATTATAGATTTTATATCGTTCATAGTCTGCATATACACCCAATACTTTTAATTTGGTGTCAAATGAAATAGTACAATCATAACATTTACCTGTTTTAGGATAAAATCTATCGTCTAAATAATTACCAAATTTCATATCCGCATTACAAATGCTACATCTTTGATCAATTTTTATTTGACCACATTTAGATACTTTTCTTTTGGTATTGTTTTTCCAAATCCATTTATTACCTTGTCCATCTTCCCATTCTTCACCTTCTTTTCTTTTACTATTATTTAAATTAGGATCATATCCCACTTGAATAAATGGACGGTTTCCATCAACATAATCTCTAACGATATTAAGATTGCTTTTTCCTGTTGCTCTTTTCATAACTTTACTTTTAATCTTTCCAATTCCTTTTTGAAATCATCCAAGATTTCAGTTCTTTTATTTTTATAACGAAAAGTATTACCTTTCACTAATTTAATTAGTTTTTCTAAAGTGTTAATGTCATTAAATGTTACATTATTGCCAAATAAAAATTCAGCAACATCATCCATATCGGTATAAACAGTTTTTATATTTTGTTTTTCCTGTTTACCCTTTTCATTTGTTATAACATCCGCACTTTGAAGACCCTTTTTCCAATTCATTTGATATCTCTTCATCTTATTTGGATCTTCGGTGGATTCATAACTATTAGACATAATATTCATTAATAGAATGTTTCTTAATGCGGCCTTATACTTTGAATC